ATGAAGCTCAACGCCAGGCAGGTAGAGACCGCAAAGCCCAAAGACAAAACCTACAAAATGGCTGATGGCGGCGGTTTGTATCTCGAAGTTTCGGCTAAGGGGTCTAAATACTGGCGCATGAAATACAGACGCCCCTCTGACAAAAAAGAGGATCGCCTTGCTTTTGGTGTTTGGCCAACTGTGACGCTTGCTCAGGCAAGAACCAAGCGCGACGAAGCTAAAAAGCTGTTAGTACAGGGCATTGACCCAAAAGCCGAACAGAAAGAAGCTCAGGCCGAGAATTCGGGGGCATATACTTTCGAAACAATTGCTCGCGAATGGCATGCCAGTAACAAGCGATGGAGTGAAGACCATCGATCGCGCGTTCTTCGCTATCTTGAGCTTTATATCTTCCCTCATATCGGTTCGTCCGACATTCGCCAGCTCAAAACCAGCCACCTGTTAGCCCCGATTAAAAAAGTTGATGCCAGTGGCAAACATGACGTCGCGCAGCGTCTTCAGCAGCGTGTAACGGCCATTATGCGCTATGCCGTTCAGAACGATTACATAGACTCAAACCCGGCCAGTGATATGGCTGGTGCTTTATCAACAACCAAAGCAAGACACTATCCAGCTTTACCCTCTAGCCGTTTCCCTGAATTTCTTGCTCGTCTGGCGGCATATCGTGGTCGTGTAATGACACGGATCGCCGTAGAGCTTTCATTGCTCACTTTTGTACGTTCCAGTGAACTCCGTTTTGCACGTTGGGATGAATTCGATTTTGCTAAATCTCTTTGGCGTATACCTGCAAAGCGTGAAGAAATTAAAGGCGTACGTTACTCCTACCGCGGCATGAAGATGAAAGAGGAACATATAGTTCCGCTTAGTCGACAAGCTATAGTGTTGTTAGAGCAGCTTAAGCAAATCAGTGGTGATAAAGAGCTACTTTTTCCGGGAGATCACGACGCAACGAAGGTCATGAGTGAAAACACAGTAAACGGTGCGTTGCGTGCTATGGGCTATGATACGAAAACAGAGGTCTGTGGGCATGGATTCAGGACGATGGCGCGCGGCGCGCTGGGGGAATCGGGTTTATGGAGTGATGATGCTATAGAACGCCAACTGAGTCATTCAGAGCGTAATAATGTACGTGCAGCATATATTCACACTTCTGAACATTTAGATGAACGCCGTTTAATGGTGCAATGGTGGGCTGATTATCTCAAATCAAATGAAGGCAAAATAGTCACACCTTATGAATTTGCCAAAATAAGAAAAAGCTGATAGCAGAAATAAACGCCTCTACAAAAAGAAGGCGTTTATTTATATTAAAATATTGAATCATAATCTTCCAGTAGCAACTTTTTTTCGTACTTCCTCTTTCCAATTACCACTGTGGATTATTCTATCAAAATTACTTCCTGCTCTTCCTGATAACAAATCAATTCGAGATAGTTTGCTGATTTCATCCCAGTCGTCATAGAGAATATATATCGCATTGCCATATTCTATGTTCTCAAAAACAACCAGATCGTCCTCTAGCATAGCTCCAATGTAATTACTGAACGTACTATTTCCAGTAACAATTTTTTTAGGTTCAAGGCTCATGAAGAACTCATATCTATTTTCAGCAACGGCTTTCTTATCGTCAGTTATGTTTTTTCCTTTGAAAATTCTTGCTAAAATTTCTTCTTTGCTACCTGGCGGAAATATGTCCCATGAGACTATAAGTGTATCAGCATAAGTAGATATAGGTTTATCAGCATTCTCAACGCCACATTTACCGAGATTTTCTTGAAGAAGATTTAGATCAAATAGCAACTCATCATCAAACTTATTTGAATTTTTTTCTAAAATTCTAGTTGCTCTGAAATTAAATATAAAATAGCTGTCCGAGGACTTCTTGTGATTAATTTCAATTGCTATAAGTTTTGGTGGGATTATGTCTCTGGGGTATTTATCGTGAGGTAATCTAACAGTATGTGTACCGTTAGAGCTATCCCCCCAGTTAGGTGACTCAATTTCGGTATAGTGAGTTTCTTTTGGGAGGTCTTTTCTGATGACTTCCTCGCCGAAAACATTTTTAAATGAATATTTACCTTGCAATGGATCAGGAATGATCGATGCCTCATATTTAATAACATCATTATCAAAATATATTCCGAGATGCTCTAACATTCCATTTTTTAATTGATTCTCTGTAAATGCGATCGAAGTGCCAGCAACGACTGTATTGCCAAGCCTTCTTAACTTGCTATGAATGTTTTTAGGTATAACACGTATATTCTTCTTCATTTTTACCTCATACTTGGTCATCGATGTCTCTTTGCTCACGCTTGTTATGTAAATCATTGATGAACATAACATTTGCAAGTATTACGCTAACTACCGCCTCAATCTGCATATAGGAAATAGCAATAATTAATGCTAAAGATGTATTTTTTATTACTTCTTGGCTCTCTAAATAAAGATGACTTTTGAAAAATACAAGTTTAACTAAATATACTACAAGTAAAGTGATCATAACGAAAGATGACTTTAGAACACTTCCAACTATTGCCTCTAACCTTCTTGTATCTTCCAGCTGTTCGGTGAAATCAACAGTTTCTATAGTTTTGGGGTTAACGATACGCTGTAAAGCATTTGGGTAAAGAAACGCTAACCAAATTCCCATAATAGTAAAAACCATTCCAGAAACTGATACGAGAAGAGTGCAATAGTTAGCAAAATCGTTATACACATAATTAATATTAGATGGTGAAATGATTATCAGCGATATACAGAATATCGCTAAGTATATCCATGTGTATTTGAAGATGCCTACTATAGCTTTCAACATTCAATCCTCTCCAGATGCTTTATTTATTCTTGATTGAGATTGTAAAGCTTTTGATTCTTTTAATATAGGAGAAATGAATTCTTTTCTTTTGTGTGATATTTGTTCGTAAATATATGCGGCTGAATACGTTGAATAATCTTCGGAAGGAACATTGAGAATATCACGCATTCTATATTTATCTACCCAAGTTATTCCCTTATCCGTAGCAAACCCGACATTGTCCCAAAGTCGTTTCTCTCTATCCTCAGAAGAATACTTTTCGATGATTTCTTTAACTTCATTCAAGGACGGTTTCGCTTCTGCCTTAATTTCAATCTGTCTTGTTCTGGTGTTTTTCTTTCCGGAGACAAATGGGACGAGAGTACTAAAGGTCTTTAGCCAATCAGCTCGTGCATCATTTGGGTTTATGATAATAGTTTCTCTACGAACTATGTGCGTGATTTTTGGTATCAATTTGCCTAACTCAGTATGCGTGGTTTCTAAGCTTCGGAGCTTCATATCAAATCTGTACATATATTTATATAAATCATCGTCATCAGTATTAGATAATCTTATATAACCTTTCTCGGTTTTGTTCTTAACTCTTTTGCTATGTTTAACTCTATTTGTAATAGATGAATGTACATAGTCTTGAAATAGTTCAGAATCACAAATTGAATGATCAAATTTAATCGACACTATAGTTTCAAGCTCAGGGATAACCCAATAAAAGCATGGTCGACCCCAGATAACTTTTTTCCCTCTGTAGCTATTTGTATATTTAACTACAGATGAGCTTCCAATCTCACCATCTTCACTCGCACCTAATAAAGAACCGGTACTATCAGTATCAGATTTCCAAAGCATGATTAAGAAATCACCAGTATTTTCATCTTTATAGATATCTTTGCAGTAACACTTTGATCTGTTTGGCTTTTCTTTTGGGTCCCATGGTATCGTAAGTGCAAGTGACTTCGTTCCTACCCAATCCTGTATGAGGTCAAAGGTTTCGCTAAGTTCTAAACCATAGGTATTGTTATCATTTACTTTGTATAAACCGCACTTATTAACCTTGAAAAAATTGAGATGCCCTATATTCATGCTTTTTCCTTAACTTCTTATCTTTGGATATGGACCACGAACAAAAATTAAGCTTACTCCCATTGACTTAGCACAGGCAACGTCTTCTCCCTAGAGTTTGATCGGTTTAACGTTAAATATTGAGGGAGTATGTGAGCATTTTTCGTTTCTTTTTGAATGGAGGGATCTTAAGCAGAATAATAGTTAACTAATTATCCTCATGGCTTAGCGTGCAATGCTCTCCCCCGTCACGCCTGTCAGAGTCGTAGGGAGGTGATATTTATGTTGGCGCATTTATGGTCACAGGTCGCGACAGGTATACATCATGCGAATGAAAAGATAGTAGGTGTGTGGCTTCAGAAGCTACACCATCAACACCGAAATGACGGATTTATCCCATCCTCTGGGCAGCCTTCTCTTACCCCTAACCTGACCGCCTCAAAGGCACGCCACACCCTCGAACCTCTCCGTTCGACCCATCGCTCCACCTGCGAACCCACGCAGCGCAGCGACGCGCTCAGGCCACGAAATTAAATATCATTAAATAAATACTTTACCGCTGGCGCGCAGTGCTTTCCCCGCCTCGCCTGCCCGCTTCGTGGGGCGGTTTTCATGCAGGTACATCGGGGGGCTCAGGCCGCGCCGGGACAGGGGCCGGACAGGAATAACAAGGCGAGGAAACGCATGCAAAACCATGCACCCTGTGGATGCATGGCTTAATTCGGGAAAAATAGCAGTATTTTCGGGGATTTTTTGCGGAGCTACTTACTGGCCAGTTCCGTGCGCCGGCGGGCATAAATCAGGCTCTGTGCGGGGGTGTATTTTTCCTGATTATCCACCCGCGAAGCCGCGTCAGGCCTGAATCCGATGGCCGTTAAAATATCGCTGTCTTCTGCCGCATAATTAATTTCTTCACCGGTACTCAGCCACACTGACAGCGCTTCGCGCAGGTAATGCGCCGAACGGTCGAGCGCATGGCCGGTCAGGAGTGCGGGCTGCTGACTGAGTCCCATCAGCTCCGGGGCGAGCGTGGCGGCCAGCTCTGTCCCGTGCGCCTGCATAAAGTCATTCAGCCGGTTGCGGATACTGATGCGTTGCACCGCTTCATGGGAGCGGATATAGCGCCCGGCGGCCTGATTTATCTCCCATTTTTTGACATCGATAATGTCGCGCAGTTCCTGCATAATTGCCGGGATACGGTCATCCCCGGCCAGCACCTGTTCCTGATATTCCTGCTCTGCGGCCGCCAGTTCGGCTTTACGGTTCAGCCAGGCGGTTTCGTTCTTCTGACAGGCTTCAAAGGCCTGCTGTAGCGTGAGGGTGGTCATGGTCAGTTCTCCCCTGATTAATGACGGTATGGCGAGCTGTAGCAGCCCTGCACGTTACGGGGTGCCGGGGGTGTGACCGGCTCCGCGACAGGCGGCGCTTTCTCCGCCGGGGGCCGGATAACCTCGTCGATGGCTTCAGTGGTGCGGAACGTCGCCGAGCACTCAATATTGGTGCACTGGTGATAGCGCTGTTTGACGTTCTCCGACAGATAGCGGGAGGTGCGGGCATGCGCCGACTTTTTGCAGAACGGACAGTGCATCATGGCAGCAGCCCCCGCGCTTTCAGGTCAGCCTCGCGCTGACGGATTTTCTCCTGCCAGACCTTACGCTCGCCGGGCGTGCTGGCGGCGTCGTGGTCCATATGCGCAAGCGCGACGGCCGGGAAGCCGGTCAGGGAGAGCACCGGCTCATCGGCTGGCGTGACGGAGAAGGCGCTCACTTTCCCGGTCAGGAAGGTCACCACCTGATGCATGACCTCTTTCTCCGGCTCGGTGTACCCCTGATGGCCGGTGGTGTTGGCGAGCGGGTTTGCCATCACCTCCGCTTTCAGCACCATCGCCCGGACCAGTGGCCCGAGGGTGTCATTCAGCGCGCGGTTAAGCTCTTCCTCAGCGTATTTACTCAGCACAGCATGATGCGCCTGGCGGAATGCCCGCGCGGTGCTGTTGCAGGTGGCTTTCAGCTGGTCACGTTCAAAGGCCAGCACTTCGGTCAGGTTGTGGCATTCCTGCGCCAGCTCCCGGCGGGCCACGCGTTCGATATGGCCGCTTTTCAGCTCATCCGTCAGCATGGCGCCCCCGGCACGGAAAGCAGCACGCCAGGTGCGGGTGTCGCTGCCGTTGTCCTGCTCCAGCTCCGCTTTCTGCTCCTCTGCGCGGGTGATGGCCGTCAGGGTGTCCTCCATCAGGCGGGCCTGTTCAAGATGGGCTGCTCTGGCCTCGGCCAGTCGCTCCAGCGCCGGTTTCAGGTAATCAGGGATAAAGGTGGTGTCGGTCATGGCAGGTTTCCTCGTGGTTTCAACATGAGGTGATTCTGCCGGGGCACACACAACAACACGACCTGTTGCGGTTGTGGCAGTGCTGGCACAAACAGGACGTTAAAACCCGGCTTGCCAGAGAAAGGTCTCAGGAAAAGCATACTCACCGTTTGTTTTTTTACTGTTAACTATTCACCACTGTTCACCATAAGAAAAAATATAAGTAATACAGTAAGATAAAGGGTGAATAGTTGAGAGGGTGACTGTTCACCGTCTGTTCACCACTGTTCACCCTGGCTATTTATTAACCGCTGACCGTTTTTGAGATACTTAGAATTATTTGGGATAAATAATTAATTTAAAATTCCATTTAGTAATTAATCGCTTTGCCAACAATGGCCAATAACGGTCAATAATGGCCAATATAGGCCAGCACCTTTTTTTGATTAAAAATTAGCCTGTTGTGTGGTGAGACACCACAAAATGACTTGTTGCCCTCAGGGAAAATATTCACAAAATAGAGAGCTACCCGAGGCCGGACGGACACGACCGGCACTGTATGGACTTTATGAGGTAGCCCGATGCACACCGCTTTTTCTTCCCCGTCTTCAGCCCCTGCCGCGCCGCTGATGCCGGTTTCTGATGCCGCTCAGGAGCGTTTTATTCGCCTGCCCGAAGTGATGCATCTGTGCGGCCTGTCCCGCTCCACGATTTACGACCTCATCAGCCGGGAGGCTTTCCCGAAACAAATCTCCCTCGGCGGAAAAAACGTGGCGTGGGCGCAGTCGGAAATCACCGGGTGGATGGCCGACCGTATCGCCGAACGCAACCGGGGCTATGACGCATGATGATGCCCGTTCCGCAAAAAGCCCCTTTTTCTGGCTTGCTTCCCTTCGCCGTTTCCAGGTATAGTTTTATCGCTGTCGCAAAATCGACAGCCGGGCGTGAGAACCCGAGTTACTCACAGGCGACACCAGACGCGCCATGCGTCTTTTTTTACGTCGTAGCTCAGGCACACCCATTTTTCGGGCTGTGGTGTTTATGCGCACACCGTAGCTCCGGCAAGATAATGGTGGTCCGGGCGGGGCAGCTTTCGGGCTGGCCGGTATTCTGTGGAGCCGGTATTCCTACCCCCGTCCGGGTCACCACCCATGAGCGTAGGAACTCCGGTGGTGGCAATAACCGCTATTCACAGGAGGTTGCCCCTATGGCTACGACCCTCACCCCGTCACATCCGCAGTTTGTCTTTGTGTTTGCCGCTGTTCGTCGCGCAGACCGTCAGCCCCGCATCTGTATGCTCCGCGCCGTCGCCGGGGATGAACACGCTGCACGCCAGTCCCTCGTTCGCGATTACGTCCTCTCGTTTGCCGGGCGTCTGCCGGTGGCGGAGGTGCGTGCATGAGACACTCCACGATTACTGCCCGTGACCTCGAATGCCTTGAACATATGCGCAATGTCGGCCAGCTCGTCAGCGAGCTGATGCAGGTGCAGGACTGTACTTCCCTGCGTCGTGACCCGACTCAGCAGTTGCAGCTTACCTCCGTGATTTACCTGATGACCGCCCAGCTCGACGGCGTGGTCGAACGCTGCAATCACCGCTGGTTCACCGGGGAGGGCAACGTATGAAAACGCCATTACCGCCCGTATTACGTGCCGCCCTGTATCGCCGCGCCGTGGCCTGTGCCTGGCTGACCCTGTGCGAACGTCAGCACCGCTATCCTCACCTCACCCTCGACGCGCTGGAAAGCGCCATCGCCGCCGAGCTGGAGGGCTTCTACCTGCGCCAGCACGGCGAGGAAAAAGGTCGCCTGATTGCCTGTGCGCTGCTGGAAGATTTGATGCAGGCCGGGCCGCTGAAAGCCGCCCCGTCGCTGTCCTTCCTCGGGCATGCGCCGACTTTTTGCAGAACGGACAGTGCATCATGGCAGCAGCCCCCGCGCTTTCAGGTCAGCCTCGCGCTGACGGATTTTCTCCTGCCAGACCTTACGCTCGCCGGGCGTGCTGGCGGCGTCGTGGTCCATATGCGGGAGGGTGACGGCCGGGAAGCCGGTCAGGGAGAGCACCGGCTCATCCGCTGGCGTGACAGAGAAGGCGCTCACTTTCCCGGTCAGGAAGGTGACCACCTGCTGCATAACCTCCTTCTCCGGCTCGATGTACCCCTGATGGCCGGTGGTGTTGGCCAGTGGATTTCCCATCACCTCTGCTTTCAGCACCATCGCCCGGACCAGTGGCCCGAGGGTGTCATTCAGCGCGCGGTTAAGCTCTTCCTCAGCATATTTACTCAGCACAGCATGATGCGCCTGGCGGAATGTCTTTGCGGTGCTGTTGCAGGCGACTTTCAGCTGGTCACGTTCAAAGGCCAGCACTTCGGTCAGGTTGTCACATTCCTGAGCCAGCTCACGACGGGCCACGCGCTCGATATGGCCGCTTTTCAGCTCATCGGTCAGCAGGGCGCCCCCGGCACGGAAAGCGGCGCGCCAGGTGCGGGTATCGCTGCCGTTGTCCTGCTTCAGCTCTGCTTTCTGCTCCTCCGCGCGGGTGATGGCCGTCAGGGTGTCCTCCATCCGGCGGGCCTGTTCAAGATGGGCCGCTCTGGCTGCGGCCAGTCGCTCCAGCGCCGGTTTCAGGTAATCAGGGATAAAGGTGGTGTCGGTCATGGCAGGTTTCCTCGTGGTTTCAACATGAGGTGATTCTGCCGGGGCACACACAACAACACGACCTGTTGCGGTTGTGGCAGTGCTGGCACAAACAGGACGTTAAAACCCGGCTTGCCAGAGAAAGGTCTCAGGAAAAGCATACTCACCGTTTGTTTTTTTACTGTTAACTATTCACCACTGTTCACCATAAGAAAAAATATAAGTAATACAGTAAGATAAAGGGTGAATAGTTGAGAGGGTGACTGTTCACCGTCTGTTCACCACTGTTCACCCTGGCTATTTATTAACCGCTGACCGTTTTTGAGATACTTAGAATTATTTGGGATAAATAATTAATTTAAAATTCCATTTAGTAATTAATCGCTTTGCCAACAATGGCCAATAACGGTCAATAATGGCCAATATAGGCCAGCACCTTTTTTTGATTAAAAATTAGCCTGTTGTGTGGTGAGACACCACAAAATGACTTGTTGCCCTCAGGGAAAATATTCACAAAATAGAGAGCTACCCGAGGCCGGACGGACACGACCGGCACTGTATGGACTTTATGAGGTAGCCCGATGCACACCGCTTTTTCTTCCCCGTCTTCTGCCCCTGCCGCGCCGCTGATGCCGGTCTCTGACACCGTTCAGGAGCGTTTTATTCGCCTGCCCGAAGTGATGCATCTGTGCGGGTTATCCCGCTCCACGATTTACGACCTCATCAGCCGGGAGGCTTTCCCGAAACAAATCTCCCTCGGCGGGAAAAACGTGGCGTGGGCGCAGTCGGAAATCACCGGGTGGATGGCTGACCGTATCGCTGAACGCAACCGGGGCTATGACGCATGATGATGCCCGTTCTGCAAAAAGCCCCTTTTTCTGGCTTGCTTCCCTTCGCCGTTTCCAGGTATAGTTTTCTCGCTGTCGCAAAATCGGCAGCCGGGCGTGAGAACCCGAGTTACTCAGTGGCGACACCGGACGCGCCATGCGTCTTTTTTTGTGTCTATGCCTATGTGCACCTGTTGTTTACGCATCGGTTCTTAAGCCGTTGCTGTATCTGCGTAATGGTGGCTCAGGCGGGGCAGCCTTCGGGCTGGCCGGTACCCATTGAGGCCGGTTTCTCACCCCCGTCTGGGCTACCACCCGAGCGTGAGAACTCCGGTGGTGGCGATAACCGCTACTCAATGGAGGTTGCCCTTATGGCTACGACCCTCACCCCGTCTCACCCGCAATTTGTCTTCGTGTTTGCCGCTGTCCGTCGCGCAGACCGTCAGCCCCGTATCTGTATGCTCCGCGCCGTCGCCGGAGATGAACACGCCGCACGCCTTTCCCTCGTTCGCGATTACGTCCTCTCGTTTGCCGGTCGTCTGCCGGTGGCGGAGGTGCGCGCATGAAACAGCCCGCCATCACCGTAAAAGACCTCGAATGCCTTGAGCACCTGCGTAACGTCGGCCACTTTGTCAGCGCGATGATGCAGGAGCAGGACTGCACTACCATTCGCCGCGACCCGGCGCAACAGTCGCAGCTTACCTCCGTGATTTACCTGATGACCGCCCAGCTCGACGGCGTGGTCGAACGCTGCAATCACCGCTGGTTCACCGGGGAGGGCAACGTATGAAAACGCCTCTGCCGCCCGTATTGCGTGCCGCCTTGTATCGCCGTGCCGTGGCCTGTGCCTGGCTGACCCTGTGCGAACGCCAGCACCGCTATCCTCACCTCACCCTCGACGCGCTGGAAAGCGCCATCGCTACCGAGCTGGAGGGCTTCTACCTGCGCCAGCATGGCGAGGAAAAAGGTCGTTTGATTGCCTGTGCGCTGCTGGAAGATTTGATGCAGGCCGGGCCGCTGAAAGCCGCCCCGTCGCTGTCCTTCCTCGGGCTCGCCGTGATGGATGAGCTCTGTGCCCGCCATATCACATCGCCTGTACTGCACTGAGGGAGAGAAAAACCATGAAAATGAACGTAACGGACACGGTAAAACAGGCGTGCGGCCACTGGCCGCGCATTCTCCCGGCGCTGGGGATGAAAGTGATAAAAAACCGCCATCAGGCCTGCCCGGTGTGTGGCGGCGCTGACCGGTTCCGCTTTGATGACCAGGAAGGGCGCGGCACATGGTTCTGTAATCAGTGCGGCGCCGGTGACGGCCTGAAACTGGTTGAGAAGGTGTTCGGCATATCGGCATCCGAGGCCGCCGGGAAGGTGAACGCCGTCACCGGGAATCTGCCGCCGGTAGCCCCGGAGGTGACAGCGGCCGCAGAGGCCGGAACGGAGGCCGACCGCAAAGCAGCGGCCGCGCTGGCCGTCAGACTGCTGGAGAAAACCCGCCCGGCCACCGGCAATGCCTACCTGACCCGCAAGGGCTTTGCCGGTCGTGAGTGTCTGACGCTGACAGCTTCCCACAAAACCGGCGGCGTGGCCTACCGCGCCGGTGATGTGGTAGTGCCGCTGTATGACGGGACCGGCGCGCTGGTTAACCTCCAGCTTATTAATGCTGAGGGGCTCAAGCGCACCCTGAAAGGCGGGCAGGTCAAAGGGGCATGCCATCTCATCGACGGGCAGAAACAGGCGGGAAAACGCCTGTGGATAGCGGAGGGCTATGCGACGGCGCTTACCGTGCATCACCTGACCGGCGAAACCGTCATGGTGGCGCTGTCGTCCGTGAACCTTCTTTCTCTGGCGAGCCTGGCCCGCAGCAAGCACCCGGCCTGTCAGATTATCCTCGCCGCCGACCGTGACCTGAACGGCACCGGCCAGACTAAAGCCGCCGCGGCCGCAGAAGCCTGTGAGGGCATTGTCGCCCTGCCGCCGGTATTTGGTGACTGGAATGATGCGGCGATGCTGAAGGGGGAGGACGCCACACGGAAGGCCATTTATGCCGCTATCCGGCCAGCGGCCCAAAGCCCCTTCGACACCATGAGCGAGGCGGAATTTACCGCCATGAGCGCCAGCGACAAAGCCTGGCGGGTACATGAGCATTACGGCGAAGCGCTGGCGGTGGATGCGAACGGCCAGCTCCTGTCCCGTTATGAAGCAGGGATATGGAAAGTCATTCAGCCGTCCAATTTCGAACGCGACGTAGCAGGGCTTTTCCAGCGCCTGCGCGCCCCGTTTTCATCGGGGAGGATTGCGTCAGTGGTGGAGACGCTGAAGCTGATTATTCCTCAGCAGGCCGCACCGGCACGCCGTCTGATTGGTTTTCGCAACGGGGTACTCGATACCCAGAGCGGCCTGTTCAGCCCGCACAGCAAATCGCACTGGCTTCGCACGCTGTGCGACGTGGATTTTACTCCGCCGGTAGAAGGGGAAACGCTGGAAACCCATGCGCCTAACTTCTGGCGCTGGCTCGATCGGGCGGCCAGTGGCAACCCGACAAAACGCGACGTGATTCTGGCCGCGCTGTTTATGGTGCTGGCGAACCGCTACGACTGGCAGCTCTTTCTCGAAGTGACCGGCCCCGGTGGCAGCGGGAAAAGTATTCTGGCCGAAATCGCCACGATGCTGGCCGGAGAGGATAACGCCACATCGGCGAATATCGACACGCTGGAAGACCCGCGTAAGCGTGCCTCCCTGATTGGCTTCTCGCTGATACGTCTGCCTGACCAGGAGAAATGGAGTGGTGACGGTGCGGGGCTCAAGGCCATCACCGGCGGCGATGCGGTGTCGGTCGACCCGAAATACCAGAACCCGTACTCAACGCATATCCCGGCGGTGATTCTGGCCGTGAACAATAACCCGATGCGCTTCACCGACCGCAGCGGCGGCGTGTCACGTCGCCGGGTGATTATCCACTTCCCGGAGCAGATAGCCCCGGAGGAGCGCGACCCGCAGCTCAGGGATAAAATCGCCCGCGAGCTGGCCGTCATCGTGCGCCAGTTAATGCAGCAGTTCAGTGACCCGATGAGTGCCCGTTCGCTGCTCCAGTCGCAGCAGAACTCCGATGAGGCGCTCAGTATTAAACGCGACGCTGACCCGACCTTTGATTTTTGCGGCTATCTGGAAATGTTACCGCAGACCAACGGGATGTTTATGGGGAATGCCAGTATCATCCCGCGTAATTACCGTAAATATCTCTATCACGCTTATCTGGCCTATATGGAGGCCAACGGCTACAGGAACGTGCTCAGCCTGAAAATGTTCGGGCTGGGACTGCCCATGATGCTGAAAGAGTACGGGATGAATTATGAGAAGCGGCACACAAAGCAGGGGATACAAACCAACCTGTCGCTGAAAGAAGAAAGCTACGGCGACTGGCTGCCGAAGTGCGACGAACCCACCGCGACTTAACCTGTCTCAGACCGGCAACAGCCGGTCTTTTTGTGTCAGCCCCTCCCTCAAGGGTGAACAATCCACTGTTCACCCTTCACCGTATGTTCACCCTGTATCACTATGAAAGTATTAATAAAAAACCAAAGGTGAACAGTGTGAACAGTTAAACCCAAAAAAACTTTTTACCCCCCCCCCACCTCATCACCATCGTATTGCGGTGATGTTCGCCGGAAACAGGCCAGAGATGCGCTGAGGTGAAGAGTTGACTGTTCACTCTTCACCAACTGATCACCATCTATCATTATGATATTAAAAAGAAAAATAAGGAGGTGAACAGTGTGAACAGTTAAATGCAAAAAAACTTTTTTATGGTATTTGAGTTCCGGTTAGGATCCGGGTTTCGGATCCTAACCGAATGGGGCATTAGTCTTTAATTAGATAGTAATATCAAACAGCTAAGTTTGATATGGTCGCAAAAATGGTTGGGGGCACAAAAGGGGGCATATAATTTATGATTTATATATTATCTGTTTAATTTCATTAAGTTACGACATAATTTGAGTCCGGCCTTCGCACCATCGGAACATCAATAGACGTCGACGGACGTCTTTTTTGTGCCTGAAATCCGCGCTACGCAAGGCTTTTCGCGATTCTCCTTTCAACAGAAGTCAATCTGAGTCAACCTGTAAGTATCCCGGCAAAACGAACCATTCACTTTTAGAGATCTTCCGACATACTGATTATGTCCCCAGAGGAGATCGCTATGCGCAAGATCCGATTCACTGAACACCAGATCATCGCCGTATTGAAGTCCGTCGAAGCTGAACGTACCGTCAAGGATGTTTGCCGTGAGGCCGCTATTTCGGAAGCCAGCTATTACAACTGGAAGGCAAAGCATGGCGGGATGGAAGCGGTCGATATTAAAAAAATCAAAGATCTGGAAGACGAGAATCGGAGGCTTAAACAGATGTTTGCTGATCTCAGTCTTGAGTGCCGGGCACTGAAAGACGTCATCGAAAAAAAGCTTTAA